ATTGATTGTTAAAGAGTATCCAACTGGAGCGGCCCACGTTGGTCACTTCAGAGCGTTACTAAATGAACTTAAACTTAAAAAGAATTTTAAGCCGGATATCATCTTTATCGATTACCTCAATATTTGTGCGTCTTCGAGAATTAAAGGACTTGGCGGATCAGTCAATACATACTCATATGTTAAGGCGATCGCAGAAGAAATGCGTGGCTTGGCAGTTGAAGCAGGAGTCCCGGTTGTATCCGCAACGCAGACCACACGATCAGGATTCTCAAATACAGACGTGGGCCTTGAAGATACTTCAGAATCGTTCGGTCTCCCAGCGACAGCCGACTTCATGTTTGCCGTTATCTCGACGGAAGAACTTGAAAAGCTCGGTCAAGTCATGGTCAAACAATTGAAGAATCGATATAACGATCCAACATCAAACAAACGATTCATCGTTGGTATTGATAGATCACGTATGAAATTGTATGATGTAGAACCATCAGCACAATCTCTAATCAATGACTCGGCTCATGTGCCTGATGCTAAAGAGGATAAACCTCTAAACACATTTGGAACTCGTGAACGTAAAGACTTTGGAAATTTTAGTTATGAGTAAAGACATTCAAAAGGTTGTCATCTTCTATACGGATGGCACATTTACAGAAATTGGCAATGTACAAAAGGTACAAGAGTTTGGTGATAGACCAATTACACCTGATTGGTTTTCATCCATCAGACGACCATGTTACAAATGTGGTATTGATTTAAACAATACATCTGGTTCATGTGGAAACATTGATGGCTTTTGTCCAAGCGGCCGAGGGTTTCCACCAATTAATCCAGGCGCTGTACAGGATTGATATGAAACTAGAAGTTGTAATGTGTCATGCTTCATTGATGGCAATGTTATTAGTGCCAGAACAGTTTGCAAAAGCTGTTACTAGTTATGAATCAACATCGCCTGATATGACTTGCGAAGGCTTCAATGGCTATATGGAAGTCAAAGTAAAATTTATGATTAAAGATCTTGACGCCTTTAATACGCTTTGGAAGAATTCGTATATATTTCCAAGTGATAGAAACAAATGGTATCACGCAGTTAAGCAAGGAATGTTAGCATGTTCACAGAATTAAGTAAAGGTTGCGATAAAGAATGCAGATTCATTGAAGGATTTGCAATGACAACGGCAATGTACTTCACACCAGTATATGATAAGAATGGTGTGAATATTAACCCTGATGGAAACATTACAAGACGTAATGTTAGTTGTGTCACTTGTCATAAGAAGTGGACTGCAACAACTCAGTTTGGAGATACAGAATATGAGCAGAAAATATAAGGTATGCTATTACACAAATAGCAATGAAAGTAGTGTAACTACAAAGGTCTTTGAGTCTTATGAGGAAGCAATCAAATTTGCTGATAAGGTTCCAACTGGTGATGTTTTAGAAATTAAGAGGATTGAAAATGGAAGTTAAATTAGTATCATATAGTAAACCATCACGTGAGTTTTATTCAGAAGGTCTTTTAGATGTTCAGGATTTGATTGCCTTTTGTGCACGTGTATCAAATCCATCTAATCAATTGAATGCAGGCACTGCAGATAAGCTTATTCGTTATTTGATTAAGCACCAACATTGGTCACCATTAGAAATGGTTTCTGCTTGTATTGAGATTGAAACGACACGTGATATTGCTCGTCAAATTTTACGTCATCGTTCATTCTCATTCCAAGAGTTCTCACAACGATATGCAGATCCAACTAAAGACTTAGATTTTGTACTTCGTGAAGCACGCTTGCAGGATACAAAGAATCGTCAGAATTCTATTGAGACTGATGATGTTGAATTGCAAGTTTGGTGGGATGCTAAACAAAAGTTCTTAATTGATTATGTTCGTGAAACGTATGCTCAAGCGATTGAAAAGGGTATTGCTAAAGAACAAGCACGTTCAATCTTACCAGAAGGTAATACTGTAAGCCGTATGTACATGAATGGTACATTGCGTTCTTGGATTCACTTTATTCAATTGCGTGCTGGTAATGGTACTCAAAAAGAACACCGTGAAGTAGCATTAGCATGTGCTAAAGTTATTGCTGAAATCTTCCCAATGGCTACAGAGTTAGTTACATGCGAATCTTAATCACAGGAGGCTTAGGCCTTATTGGACATAATGTTGTTAAGAGATTGAAAGCCAATCATGATCTATTGATCGTTGATACCATGACTAATTATGGTATCATCCCTCAAGATCAAATGACCTACTTGTTCAATCAACGATTGCAAAAGATTGAAACACCGCGTGATCCATTGAATATTCGTGTGGTGGACATTGCTGATCGTCAGGTGATGCGTGAAATCTACAAAGATTTTAAACCTGAGATTGTTATGCACTTAGCAAGCTTTCCTCGTCAAAAGGTTGTTAATGCTAACCCTCAACTTGGCTCAAAGACTATGTCAGAAGGTTTGTTAAACCTATGTGAATTGTCTGAAGAGTTTAAAGTAGAGAAGTTCTTATACATTAGTTCATCAATGGTATATGGCGAATTTACTCATTGTATTAAAGAAGATGAACCATGCTATCCAGAAGGTCAGTATGGAATTATGAAACTTGCAGGAGAATGGCTTGTTAAAGATTATGCTCGTCGTAACGCTTTTAGTTACACTATTATACGCCCCAGTGCTGTATACGGTGAACTCGACGTGGAAGATCGAGTCATCTCTAAGTTCTTACTAACAGCAATGCGTGGTGGAACACTAAAGGTTAATGGCATTAAAGAAGTGTTAGACTTCACGTATGTTGAAGATGCTGCTGATGGAATTGTTGCTGCTACACTAAGTGAGAACACTCATAACAAAACTTACAACATTACTAAAAGTCATAGCGTAAGTTTGTATGATGCTGCTGAGATGGCTGTCAAACTTGCAGGTAAAGGTGACATTGAAGTTCGTGATAAAGATGCAGACTTTCCAAGTCGTGGTGCATTAGATATCTCAGCTGCTCGTCGAGACTTTGGATATGATCCAAAAGTAGACGTTGAAGAAGGCTTTGAAAAGTATTACTTTTGGTTAAAGAATTCTTCTTACTTTAACAAATAAAAACTGAATACTTTAGGTTTAAGTTTCAACTGTGTCTAAAATGATACAGTTGAAACTTTTTTGCATTTAGCCCTGTACAACTACCCGCAAATGGTGTATAATAGATCCATCAACAGTCAAAAAGGAGTTTACATGGCTAGGAAAAAAGTAGATGTAGTTACTATAGTAGACGGCGTAAAGGTTACTCAATGCGCTTATCGTGGTCCACGTAAGAATGAAGCAACATTTGATATTAACAAGTCTAAGTACACAGTCTGGGTTCAAACAGTGAGCAAATACACACGTGGCTCTAATGGCGTTTTGGGGACTGTCGATCGTGGGTAAAATGGCTGAAATGCAATTAGAGATTGCTGAATACATTCGTGCTGGATATTGGCCTACTGATATCGAGAAACTTACAGGGTTTCCACTTGAGATGATTCTCGAAGTAGAAACTGAATGCTACAAATTGACTAATCAACTTTTGACGGAGAACAACAATGACTAAACGCACAAGCACCGCATATGTTTTTACAGCAGATGTTAACTCAGTGACTGACATGCATGCAATTGAAATTGTTCGTAAGACTGTTGCTACTTCAAATCGTATCTCTCGTCTTCACTATCAAAACAAATTGAAGTGGAATCCTAGTGCAACAGATTTGATTGCTCCTAAACAACATCGTGTTGTATTGAAGCCACGTCTTGGTAAGAACAATCCTGCGTATGCTACTAAATACAAGAATCAATGGATTAAATCTATCAAAATGGAAGATGCAGTTCGTATTGATGTGTATGTTCATGCAAAGGACTAATATGAATCCCAATGACTTTTACAAAAGCATCACCTACACGATAGGAAGTCGCAAGAAACAAATTGCTATTCAGCAAACATTGAATTATCTACATGACCAGCAACTTGATATGATCGACGCAGCAGTCGATGCAAGTGATCTAAGTCAAGCAAAAGAATTGATTAACTATATTAAAAACAAGTGATGATCTACATTAAGCCAAGTCCACTTCTCACTACTGAAAAACGTGAGATTTTGTATAATGCTGCTAGTATTATTTTGAATGAATTGATGGGACGTAAACAAGGTCGAGTTACAGTGAACATTTCAGTCAAAGGTAAAGGTCTTGGAAAAGATGTAGATGGTTATTGTCTTTGCATCGAAGAATATGATAATGGTAAACCAAAGGAAATTGATGTAGATATTCGAGGTGATAAAGGCGTTGATTTTGCTATCAAATGTTTAGCCCATGAATTGGTGCATGTCTGGCAAATGTGTACTGGTAGAATTGATGAACGAACGTATCATAAGACAAAAGATCACTATAACTCCTCTTGGGAACGAGAGGCTAGGGAATTAGAGGAACCACTCTACAACCTTTGTATGAAAAATAGTTAAAACGGGGCAGCATTAGCTGCCCTTAGTTTTTTATAAATAGCAGTATAGTTTAATGGAATAAAGATGGCTGCTCAACAAGGTTTCGTATACGAGGAAAATGCAACTAAGTTTCTTAAGAAATTTGGTTTATCAGATGGTATTACCGCTGGCGCTTCGCATACTCGTCCAGATTTAATGCTTACAGTTCGTGGCAAACCGGCCGGTTGCGAACTTAAGATATCACCTACAGCAGGTGGAAGTCTTGTTATTAAAGCATATGCAAACTCAACACCTCACTGGAAGTTTGGTGAAATTGATCATGACGAAACTGAAAAGCAATTCCTTGCTGATCTAGCAAAGTCTGCAGGTGTACTAAATGAAATCAATAGAAAATGGGATACGCCAATCTATAACGTTTCAGATAGAACAAAAGACTGGGAACGTCAGATGTTAAAGATTCCATTGCGTGAACGCTATGACACTGATTTAAAGACATGCCCAGATATCAAGATGCAATTGCCAGCAGATGCAATGACTAAGTACTATAACCTAAAGAATACGTACTACATCAACGTTGGTACACACGGCTTTTACTTACTGGGCAATAAAGACCCATTAGGTTTAAATGAAAGAATGAAAAAAGCTGGTCTTCCACTAGTACCAAAGTTTGAAGATGTATGCAGAATTACAGCACGTGTAAGATGCCAATCAAAAGGTATCACTAAGGCTGATGCTGCAGAAAGATCAAATGGAAGAATTGGCGCTCAAGGTTATCAATTTACATTTACTATCGAATTTGCGTTACCAAAAAATACAACTCCATATAACATTGCTCCTATCAATGGGACATCAGTTAACATTATGGAAAACAACGCAAACTACAAATGCTTATTGTAAGAAACAAAAATGAAATCATTTAAGAATTATCTAATTGAAGAGAAGAATACTCACATGACTCACCTTGAGGATTTAGTCCTTGATGGTGGAGTCAATGGAGCACGTCAAGCAATTAACGCTCTTCAATCATTAAGAGATATGTTAGCTGGTCATCAACCAGCAGAAGCTAGAACAGGACTGACTGTCAAATGGGATGGTGCACCAGCAGTGTTTGCTGGAACTGATCCACAAGATGGAAAGTTCTTTGTTGCTAAGAAGGGTATCTTTAATAAGAACCCAAAGGTTTATAAGTCTCATGCTGATATTGAAGCAGACACTAGTGGTGACCTACAAAAGAAACTAATCATTGCATTTGATAACCTGAAGCTTTTAGGAATCAAAGGTGTAGTGCAGGGCGATATTATGTTTACTCAAGATGATCTTAAGAGTGAAACTATTGAAGGTGATGAGTATATTACATTCCATCCAAACACCATCGTTTACGCTGTACCAAAGAATGAGGCCAGTGCTTTGCTTAATGCAAACATTGGTGTAGTTTTCCATACGTCGTACGAGGGTAAATCTTTCGAAGAAATGAGAGCATCTTATGGCGTTAACGTTGAAGCATTCAAGAAAACCTCAAAGGTCTGGGCTGTATCAGCTGGAGTTGCAGACCTCGGTGGCAGAGCAACACTCACCTCGAGTGAGACGAAGCAAATCACGAAAGTATTATCCGATGCAGGTAAAATATTCCAGTCTATTGGAAGAGGAGTATTTACTGCAATCTCATCAGACAAAGAACTTAACGTCATCATTAATACTTACAACAACACCTTCATACGACGAGCTGAGCGAATGGGATCAGGACGAGATCACGTACGAGGACTATTGAAGTATATTCACGATAAGTACCAGAAAGATATAGACAAGCTTAAGACAGATAAGTCTAAGGATGCTAAAGCTCAGAAGCGTCAAGAAGTATTAAACATGCTTGATAGTCATGTAGCAGACTTAGAAAAGATCTTCGAATTGCAAAAACATATTGTTGCTGCAAAAGAGATTATTATAAATAAGCTAAACCAAATCAATAATACTAAGACATTTGTAAAGACAAAGCAAGGCTTTAAGATTACAGGTGCTGAAGGATTCGTTGCTATTGACAGGATTGGTGGTGGGGCTGTAAAATTGGTTAACAGACTCGAGTTCTCTACGAACAACTTCAATCCAGATATTATCAAAGGTTGGGATAGTCCTGGCCGCGGTTAATGGGAAACACATGTTAAATTTTAAAGAATACTCAAAAGAGTTAGACGCTGTCGCCGAGACTGTAGAACTAACAACGGAAGAACTTCAACAGATTGATGAAGTATTAGACACTGCTGGTCGTCTAAAGCGTAAAGCTTCTTTCATTCGCCGTAAAGCTAGAATCTCACTAGCACGCAAAATGCAGGCTCATCGCCTCGCTTCTTCAGACCGTATCAAAGGTCGAGCAAAAACAAGAGCTAAATCACTATTGGTTAAGCGCCTTTATCAAGGTCGCACAATGGCTCAAATTCCAATTTCACAAAGAGCACAAGTAAGTAAAAAACTTGAGCGTATGAAAGGTGCTATTAAGCGCATTTCAACTAAGTTGATTCGTCGTGTAAAGCAAGACGATATTGCACGTAAGACTGGTAACTATAAGAAGAACAAATCTTCTGGTACAGCAGGGGCAATGTAATTGAAACACTTTAAAGAGTATTTGAAAGAGGCTACAGGCCACGTAACATTTACGTTTGGCCGATTTAATCCTCCAACTGTTGGTCATGAAAAGCTTATTGAAAAAGTGCATTCAATTTCCAAAGGTACATATCGCATTTACGCATCTCAATCTCATGATGCTAAAAAGAATCCATTAGACTACACTACAAAAATTAAATTTATGCGTAAGATGTTTCCACGTCATGCGCGTAATATCATTGCCGATGTAAAAATCAAGACAGCGTTTGATGCTCTTGATTCTCTATATGCTCAAGGTTACAGACAAGTAACTTTTGTCGTTGGCTCTGACCGTGTTGAAGAGTTTAATAAAACTCTGAACAAATATAACGGAGAGAAGCGTGCAACAGGGTTCTACAATTTTGAGGGTGGCGTACAGGTTGTCTCTGCTGGTGAGCGTGACCCGGACGCTGAAGACGTTAGCGGTATGTCTGCAAGCAAAATGCGAGCAGCAGCCGGAGATAACAACTTTGAGTTGTTTGCAAAAGGCTTACCAAGCGGATTTAAAGAAGCGCAGAAACTTTTTAATGCAGTGCGAGCAGGAATGGGTCTCAAAGAATCTTACAACTTTAGACAACACATCCAATTGCCAACACTCAGCAAAGAACGTGAAGCCTATGTGAATGGTGATCTATTCAAAGTAGGTGACGTAATTGAAATCAAGGAATCGAAAGAGCTTGGTCAAATCCAACGCCTTGGTTCCAACTACGTGATTATCGAAACTTACAATGGCAACAAACAGCGTAAGTGGTTAAAAGACGTGATTAAAGTCGAGGAAGCTGTGATCAACGAGATGTTGAGCAAGACTAACTGGGCTGAATATACATCAATAAATAAAACTAAAATCAAGTCGTTTAACGACTTATCAACATCTAATGGGAAATCAAATGGCAGATAGAATTATTAAACTCGTTGGCCAAGAGTTTGCACTAAGCACTGCTACTAGTGCAAATGGTGCTCAACTTCTTCGTCTTCGTAACGACACTGCTGCTGTAGTTACAATTACAGTTGCTAATGGTGCTACTACTGGTACACTAACAGTTGCAGTAGGTGAAGTTGTTTACATCCGTAAAGTCACTACTGAAACTATTGCTGCTTCTGCTGCTATTAAAGCTGTAGCTGTAGCATTCGGAGACTAATATGGCAACGCTGAAAGCATTCATGGAAGCACATAAAATTGTTTCCGCTGATTTTAAGATCAGTGCTAAATCTGGTCGTAAAGTTCGCACTCAAACTAAAAACGTAAAAGACGAAGATGATGTAAAGACTGAAGACACACAAGTTGTTGAAGGTCTTGGCCGTGGCCGCGAAGATGATGAGTATCATGTTCCAGATCCAGTAAGACAACCACAACATAAAATCCATGTTGAGATTACTCCAAAGGATTCTACTGTTAAACAAAAGCGTACAGCTACTGTGTCTACTCATCATGGTCGTGAACATGCAGTAAAGACTGCTCTTGCACATTATAAGAAGCAAGGCGCTACAGTTCATAGTCACCAATATGGCGGAGTGCATGAAGAAGTAGAATCAGATGACTTTGAAAAAGCTATCTATGAAACTACAGATAAAGCTGAGTTACGTTTATTGCAATTAGCACGTCTCGGCTTAGTTGATACAACTGATGTAAGCAAGTTAAAACTTGCATTTGATACTCTTAAGGCTGATAAGCCACTTACAGTTCAACAACGTGGATTACTCTTAAGTGTATTCACTACGTTGACTGATTTAGTTACTGGTGATATTAGTATCTTCAATCGTGTAAAATCAGAAATTCAAAAAGAATCTACAGACACATCATCACGCATTCGTAATCTTGCCCAACTTGCGTTGCAAAAACAAAAGAGTAAGAAGTGATGGAAACAGAAAGAATAGCTAAATTGGAAATCCAAGTCGAAGGCATTAAAGAGGACGTTAAGGACCTCAAAGCTGACGTGAAGGAAGTGCATTCACGTATAACAACTGGCAATCGTGAAATCATTGATAAGATTGAAGCGATGGATCAACGCTTAGACGCTAAGTTAAACAAAAGTGCTGAACTTGCCAAGAAACAACACCAAGAAATTCAAATTGAAATTCAAAAAGACATTAAAGATATTGGTGAAAGAGTAGACATACTTGAAAAATGGCGTTGGATGATCGCTGGTGGTGCAATCGTATTGGGATATCTCGTAGGTCACGCAGATATCGTTACTAAATTTTTAGGTTAAGGAAATAAAATGACTACATGGGGAATTTTTAAGACAGACGTAGTTTCTGAATCTTATAAGAAAATGAAAGCTGAAGAGCTTAAGGGAAATCAACATAAGCTTGATAAAAATAAAAACGGCAAGATCGACTCATCAGATCTTAAAGCTATTCGTAATGAAGAAGCTGAAGAAGTTGAAGAAGGTTGGGATGACATGATGAAGTCTGTTAAAGACAAGCATGGTACTCAACCTAATGGTGGCTCTGGT